CGCACGGTGCTTTGGTACAACACCACACGTCGTTTACCAACGATGTGTCTCCTACTATCAAATGGAACCTTCATGGATGAGAAGCGTAGGCTTTTAGAGGTAATCCCTCCGAATAGCTATCAGTATCAGACGCCGAGTTTTCCTCTGGCGACTTATACCGCGCCCTCAGTCAGCTATGTACAAAGTACGCTGACACGTGGGCACGCGTGGCCTCAGCCGCGCATGCCTAAGACAGATATAGGTGGTAATTTTACCACAGCTAGGATCAATTCACTTACTTACAACGATTCCGGGACCTATCAAGGCTCCGGTTTTGGGTATAAGTACGTGGGGCGTGAATACGCCTTTGCTCCTGGTTCGGCAATTTCCGCTGCGTTGGCTTTAGTGGCCCCTTCGTCAGAAGCAATTCTGATTCAGAAGGGTGCCACGGCTGTCGCACGGAGTATACCGACTAACCCTGTCGCCGATGCAGGAACTTTCATTGGAGAGCTTAAGGCGGGTGTTCCCCGTCTTATTGGCAAAGAGCTGCTGAAGTCCAAGTTCAAGGACTACCGAAAGGTAGGCTCTGAATACTTGAATGTACAGTTTGGCTGGATGCCCTTAGTCTCCGATTTACAGAAGTTTGGGAAAGCGACTATTGAGTCTGAAAAGATCATAAGTCAACTTCACCGAGATTCTGGAAAGAACATACATCGGAAGTTCACGTTCCCTGAAGATCGGGTCGTTAATAGCAGTACATCTACGAATAGAGTGTCGTCCCCTGCAACATCTGGGGGCAGCATCTATCCGTACTGCTATAAGAGTCCCGGTGGGTCTACGTTGTACATCACCACGGAAGTGGTGACCAAAACGTGGTTCTCCGGCTGCTTTACGTACCATGTTGACTTAGGTGATTCACAACTAAGCAAGATGAAACGACAAGCCGCGGAAGCAAGGAAACTGTTCGGCCTCGAGCTAACGCCCGAGACTGTCTGGAACCTTGCACCCTGGAGTTGGGCCGTCGACTGGGAAGGGAATGTTGGGGATGTTCTCCACAACGTTTCACGCTTCGCACAAGACGGTCTAGTAATGCGGTATGGCTATATAATGCAGCAGAAAACTGCAAAAATAGAATATACCCTGAGTAGCGGTGGTCGATTAGACACAGCGCCTAACTCTAGTCTCACGTTGACTGTTACCTCTACAGGTAAGGTCAGGCGGAGAGCATCTCCATTTGGTTTTGGCTTTGACATGACTGGCCTAACTGGCCGACAATCTGCCATACTTGGGGCCTTGGGGATTTCCCGTGGTCCTAGGCACCTATAAACGGGTGCTGACGTTGAATGTCCTTTTACAAAAGGGATGATTTAGCGGTCACTAGCGTGCTTACAAGCACGTGACAATCAACCGAAAAGAGTAATGCCATGTCTTTCGCAGATCCCCAGTCCGTTACAATCAATGCGGTCGCTATTTCCATGCCGAGGACGAGCTCCGGTGTAAATTCCGGTGTCTTTACCTCAGCTGATGGTCTGACGCGACAGTCCGTCGCGCATGCCTATGGCAAGCGCACACGACGCACTATCCGCATTGATGTCTCGAAGGTTGCTGCCGATCCTCTGCTCCCGACGCAGATCGTCAAATTGTCGACCAGTGTTTATCTGGTCGTCGACGCCCCTGTCGCCGGGTTCACGAATACGGAGCTAAAGCAGATCGCTGACGGTTTTCTTGCCGCTTTGACTGCTTCTTCGGGTGCAAAGATCACTCAACTCCTCGGAGGAGAGAACTAGAGAGAAGGTACCTATTCCTCGCGAGAGGATTGGATCTTCTTAATAGGACTTTGCATGGACTGATCCATTTGGGTCTGTAACACGTGGCTATGGAAGCTCGAACTCTATATAAGGAGCCGGCTTGAAAAGCCTTATGTTACTCTGGCAGGAGGTAGCTAATGAACTGGCTACCTGGTGTTGCACTAGCACCAGTCTGGATTATAAAACGGTCCAGACTCGAGTCGAACACGAAGGTGTTTCGTTTCTAACGATCACCCTACCGAACTTCTGCACAGACTTCCAAAAAGGTCTGGCTGAAGGACGCGTAGATCACGACCTGTTTAAAGGTTTTACCTTCACAGGTGGTCTCCCCCGATTTCTTGGAGGTTTCCTTGATCTTGTGTTCGATCGTGGTACTGGTCTTCTTTTGGACCGGCCCAACGTTGATGCAGTCTATGCCGTACGTCAGCTTACGCTTATGTTCGGCAAGATTCTCTTGCCTTGCAGTGATGCAAGAAAGGATGCAGCAATTGAGGGCTATTTCCAATGTGAGCAGTCCGTTAAAGAGGCGGACGCTAGGAGGCGACCTCAGGAAACTGAGGACTTCCATCGCGTCTCGCGCCTACTTTGGGCTGACCTATTTTCTGCCGTGGATAACTCCATTGCGAATTTTGAGGTCGTCCCAAAGCACGGTCCCGGTTCAACCGCTGATAGACTTTCGGGTAACCAAAAGTTCAATCAAACGGAATGGACTGAGCGGCTCGAAGGAGTGTTTCCCGCGGGTGATTTTCTACTCCCGAATTGGCGACACTTCTCTAACCTTGACCGTATTAACTGGCTCGAACCCGGACAAGAAAGGCCCGTAAGGGTTGTTCTTGTTCCTAAAACGCTCAAAACACCTCGAATTATTGCCATTGAACCGACCGCCATGCAATACGCACAGCAGGGGATATTGGAGTCGTTCGAGAAAGCTATGCTGGCAAATGACAATGCCCAGCACTTTATCCAATGGAAGAGCAACGTTCCCAACCAGGAACTAGCTCGACTTGGCTCCCTCTTTGGGGAGTTAGCCACGCTCGACCTGAGTGAGGCATCGGACCGTGTTTCGAATCAGCTCGTACGAGTGATGTTGCAAAATCATCCACACCTAGGTGAGGCTGTTGATGCTTCAAGATCTCGGAAGGCCGAAGTTCTCGGCAAAGGCGGAAAGAAAATCATCCGTCTTGCTAAGTTCGCGTCTATGGGTTCAGCTCTTTGTTTTCCCATGGAGTCTCTGGTTTTTATGACAGTGATATTCCTAGGGATTGAACAAGAGCTAAGAAGACCGTTGACCCCCGACGATGTTAAGTCGTTCAGGGGCCAGGTGCGCACGTATGGGGATGATATCATTGTCCCCGTGCGTTATGTGCGTTCCGTTGTTAGCTGCCTTGAGACTTTTGGGTTCAAGGTCAATGCTAGCAAGAGTTTCTGGAGTGGTTATTTCCGGGAATCTTGCGGAAAGGATTACTTTATGGGCGAAGACGTTTCAGTCGTTCGCGTCCGTCGAGAGATCCCAACACAGCGGAAAGACGTTC